CCACTAACACTTACAACTATTGATTATGAAACTCTCTGACAAAACTTTGACTCTGCTCAAGAACTTTTCTTCTATTAATCAGTCCATTCTGTTTAAAGAAGGAAGCAATCTTCGCACAATTTCTGTGATGAAAAATATTCTCGCAGAGGCAACAATTGAAGAAGAACTGCCTAAGGATTTTGGTATCTATGATCTAAACCAATTTCTGAATGGACTCAACCTCCATCAAAATGCTGAACTTGATTTTCAGAATGACGGTTATGTAGTCATTAAAGAAGGTCGTTCTCGTTCCAAATATTTTTTTGCAGATCCTAATGTAATTGTTACTCCTCCAGACAAATCTATCTCTCTACCCTCAGAAGATGTTTGTTTCATTCTTGATACCAAAGAACTTGATAAACTGCTTAAAGCTGCTGCTGTGTATCAACTTCCTGACCTGTCTGTGGTTGGTGAAGCAGGTGTTGTAAAATTGGTTGTTCGCGATAAAAAGAACGATACTTCCAATGATTTCTCTGTGGTGGTCGGTGAAACAGATGAGGTATTCACTTTTAATTTCAAAGTAGAAAACATCAAGATTATCCCTGGTTCTTATGAGGTGGTGATTTCTTCTAAACTTTTGTCACGGTTCAAGAATACTGGGTTTGATGTGACTTATTATATTGCTATGGAACCCGATTCTACCTTTGGTTGATGAATATCTTCGTTACTTCTCCTTGGCCCGCTGAGAGTGCTATTTGCCTCCCCGACAAACACATTGTCAAGATGCCCCTAGAGTGCTGTCAGATGCTCTCTATCGTTGCGTCAGAAAAATGGGGATACGGTTACGGCACTCTCCCTAAAGCAGATGGAACCCCCTACAAGACCGAGAAAGGAGCATTCCGCAATCATCCCTGCACCAAGTGGGCACTGGAGAGTATCCATAATGCCTACTGGTTAATCAAGTGGGGATTGAACTTGTCTGATGAATACTGCCTGCGGTATAATAAAACTCACTCCTGCTACAAAACCCTTGTGGATGCATACTACTTGTTTCCTAAGGGTAAGATTACAGAAGTGACTCCATTTGCTCGTGCTATGCCTGAGGAATGGAAGTTTGACGACACTATTGATACATTTGAAGCATACAAAAGATACATTGCATCCAAACCTTGGGTTGCTGATAACTATCTCCGTATGCCAGAAAGAAAACCTAATTGGATTTGATTATGGCAAGTGAATTTCTTTTTGTGGAAAAATATCGTCCTCAAGTGATTGATGACTGTATTTTGCCCGATGACACTAAAAAAACATTTAAGGAGTTTGTAGCGAAAGGTGAGATTCCAAATCTCCTTCTTGCAGGACCTCCTGGTATTGGTAAAACTACAATCGCAAAAGCATTATGTAATGAATTGGGGGCAGATTATTATGTCATCAATGGATCCGACGAAGGGCGTTTCCTGGATACTGTACGGAACCAAGCAAAGAACTTTGCTTCGACCGTCTCACTTACGGGATCTGCTAAACACAAAGTCATTATCATCGATGAAGCTGATAACACAGGGAACGATGTACAACTCCTACTACGGGCGAATATTGAGGCATTTTATAATAACTGTCGATTCATCTTCACCTGTAACTACAAGAACAAGATTATTGAACCTCTTCACTCCCGATGTGCCGTCATCGACTTCACCATCAAAGGGAAGCAAAGAGTTCAACTTGCAGGTAGTTTCTTCCAACGACTTCAATCAATCTTGGATGCGGAAAAGATTGAATATGATCAAAAAGTCGTTGCGGAACTTGTATCAAAACACTTCCCAGACTTTCGTAGGGTCCTCAACGAATGCCAGAGATATTCTACAGGAGGAAAAATCGACTCGGGCATTCTTGCATCTTTCTCAGACATCTCTGTAAATGAACTTATTAAAAATCTCAAGGATAAAAACTTTCCTGAAGTCCGAAAGTGGGTGGTCTCCAACTTGGACAACGATGCTTCTAGTCTTCTTCGCAGGATTTATGACGCCTCTTACGATTGCCTTGTTCCCGCATCTATCCCTGCTGCCGTTCTTGTTATTGCTAAGTATCAATACCAATGTGCGTTCGTGGCTGACCAAGAAGTAAATCTTCTTGCTGCATTAACTGAAATTATGTGTGAGTGTGAATTCAAATGAAAACAGTCACTAAAGATACAATTTTTGAATATGGAACTTTTCAAGACAGAATTGATTCTTTTGATGACAATAATGAAAGCGAAATATTTGTAAAATTTCTTCGCAATAAATATCCCGACCAATGTAAAATTGTCACAAAACCTTTTGGTAAGTATGGTGTAGATATTGGTGTTTATTTTGATAACCAACTTAAATGTGCTTTTGATCTTGAAAGGTGCAAAACTTGGAAAGATGATTGGCCATCTAATTGGAGATGCTTAAGTTTTTTGGATAGAAAATCTAAGTATCTTGAATATCCTGAATTTGGAATGGTGTGGTTTAATAATAATCTAACCAAGTTTGCTATTGCTTGGAAAAATGATATTTTAAAGTTTCCAGTTACTGATAGAAACTTACCAAATGGTCAAATTGATAAAGTTAGAAAAGTTGACTTTAAATATGGTAAACTATATGGATCTTCTTTCAGTCCTATTGAAATTGAAAAATTTAAAAATCGTATAAAGTTTGATTTAAAATGAAATCTCTTAAGACGCCATTGCGCTACCCAGGAGGTAAGTCTCGTGCCTGTGAAAAGATTGGATCATATTTTCCAGACCTTCGTGACTATAGTGAATTTCGTGAACCATTTCTTGGTGGTGGAAGTGTTGCGATTTATATCACGAAGAAGTATCCCAACCTAGATATTTGGGTGAATGATCTTTATGAACCTCTGGTAAACTTCTGGCAACAACTCCAGATGTTTGGATATGATTTAAAAAGTGAACTTGTTGATTTAAAAAACGCAAATAATACCCCAGACAAAGCAAGAGAACTTTTCCTTCAATCAAAGGAACGGATCAATGACAAAACCGTGTCAAATTTTGATCGTGCTGTGGCTTTCTATGTTGTCAATAAGTGTTCTTTCAGTGGTCTCACAGAGAGTTCATCATTTTCGCAGCAAGCATCTAATTCCAATTTCTCTATGCGAGGTATCGAAAAACTGCTTGCGTATTCTTCGTTAATTTCTAAATGGCGTATAACTAATTACTCATACGATTATCTTCTGGATGGAGACACTACTGCTTTTGTGTATCTCGATCCTCCTTATGACATTAAGGATAATCTCTATGGGAGAAAGGGATCAATGCACAAAGGATTTGATCACGATAAGTTTGCTGCTGATTGTGATTTTCATTATCCTATGCATCAACTGATTAGTTACAACTCAGACCAACTTGTAAAAAACCGATTCAAGAATTGGAACGCTGCCGAGTTTGATCTTACTTATACTATGCGTTCAGTTGGTGAATATATGCGTGAACAAAAACAACGTAAAGAACTTCTGCTTTTTAATTATGGAATTGAAGGACTGGTTAAACTCAATTAATTTTACAAAAGAAAATTTGATGGATGATCCATCAATAGTAAAAGAGTATTCTCCTTACATTATTAATAGATGTTTATCTGGTCATATAGATTGTGTTCTATTTGTAAATGAAATGAATATGAACCATCACCTAGATAAAGATCTGCAATATTCTTTTTATCTAAATAGTTTGAGGAAAAAGAAGAGATTTTCTCCTTGGCTCCGAAAGGATAAGGTCACGGACTTAGAATGTATAAAACAATACTATGGTTATAGTAATGAAAAAGCATTTCAAGCTCTAAAAATCCTGACAAAAGAACAAATTAATTTTATTAAAAAAAGACTTGACATTGGAGGATCAAAATGACTACTACGGTAGAACCTACGGTTGATTGGTCGCAAGACCAAATGGTGGAGGTAATTCTTAATGAACCAGACGATTTCCTCAAGGTTCGTGAGACTTTGACCAGAATTGGAGTTGCATCGCGCAAAGAGAAAAAACTCTATCAGTCTTGCCATATTTTACATAAACAAGGCAAATATTACATTGTTCATTTTAAAGAACTATTTGCACTGGACGGTAAACATGCAAATCTTACCGTAAATGATGTTCAGAGACGAAATCGTATTGTTCGTTTACTTGCCGATTGGGGACTTATTACCGTTCTAAATCAAGATAAAGTTTCTGATATTGCACCTCTGAACCAAATTAAAGTTCTTGCATATAAGGATAAAGGTGATTGGATTCTAGAACAAAAGTATAACATCGGTAAAAAAGGAAAAGCAGTAGAAACCGAATAAATAGTTGAGTGCCATTCGTGCGGCACTCTACAAAAGTCGGAACACCCTAAAAAGAGGTTCGGTTTTACCGATACCTCTTTTTTTCGTTTCTTGTATAATTAGTAATGGATGCCGAAAGGGTCCACACAATACAAACTCGCTTTTAAAGGAGCTACCATAATGACTAACCTTGTAACTTCACGGTTTACACATGCAGATCTTCCTGCTTTGATGGATAGAATCGCACGCAATAGTATTGGAATGGATGAATATTTTGATCGTCTATTCAATCTTCATGAAACCACTACTAACTATCCACCATACAACTTAGTTCAAGTCAGCAATGTAGAATCACGACTTGAACTTGCTCTTGCTGGATTTAGAAAGAAGGAGGTTTATGTCTACACACAAGATGGTAAACTCTTTGTTGAAGGCCAAAAAGAAGATAAAGAAACGGAGTCCAACTATCTCCACAAAGGTTTGGCTCAACGGAGTTTTAAGAGAGCGTGGACGCTCTCTGATGATACGGAAGTTAGATCAGTTGATTTTGAGGATGGGCTTTTGAATATTACTCTTGGTAGAATTGTTCCTGACCATCATAAACGAAAGGATTATCTCTAAATAAAAATAAAAAATGAAATCTTTCGACGAGTTCAAAACAATCGCATATAAGAATTCTATTCCTCACACTGTTTATTCTGGAGGAAAGCAAAAAAACATTCCAAAAGGAAAAGCAGTTCCGGTAAGAAGTCGATCAAGTGCGGGTGGCAATGGGGATGGTGGAGATGGTGGAGAATAAATAGTAATTGAATATCGTCGGCGCGAGGAGCACCTGGCAAAATCCAGGTTGACTCCTCCTTTTTTTATTGGTAGAATGCTAAGAGGTATGGAGCAACGATGACTGTAAAACTTGCAATTTTAAAATCTGGCGAAGACATTATCGCGGATATACAAGAAATGGTGGTTGAAGATAAAGTAGTTGGTTATATCTTCAATAAACCATGCAGTATTAAAATGAAATCAAGTGAAGAAAAGGAATCTGTTGAAACAAATTCTGTTAAAATAAGATTGGTTCCTTGGATTCTTCTTACTAAAGATACTAGAGTTCCTGTATCTTTAGATTGGGTAATTACTCTAGTCGATCCCATAGATCAATTATCAAACATGTATCAAGAGGACATTTTAAAAAATGAAAAAAATGATCAAAATATTAGCATTAACGAATAGTTTAATTCTTATAAGTGAAATTGAAGAAGTCGGTGCAGACATTGGAGAACCAGATTGTAAACTGATTAATCCATTCGTCGTGAAAAATGATCACACTATGGAACCATTCCTTTGTGGGTTCACAAAAGAAAAAACTTTTATGATGAGTTCGGAAAAGATTCTTACGCTTGTGGATCCAACTCCAACTTTACTTGAAAAATATGAGGACTTGATTAAAGAATGAGATTTTACACTAATGTTCAGTTGATTGGAAATCAATTTTTGGTTCGTGGCGTAGAAAATGGTAAAAGATTTGAAACAAGAGATGAGTTTTTTCCTACTCTTTTTGTAAAAACTAAAAAAGATTCTAAGTATAGGACATTAAGTGGAGAAGCAGTAGAACCAATCAATCCAGGTACAGTTAAAGATTGTCGGGAGTTCTATAAAAAATATGATGAAATCGATGGGTTCGAGATCTATGGAAATGATCGTTATATCTATCAATATATTTCGGAAAAATATTCGGAAGATGAAATCAAGTTTGACATTAGTAAAATCAAACTTGTAACTTTGGATATTGAGGTTGCATCAGAGCAAGGATTCCCTGATGTAGAATCTTGCTCTGAAGAAATTCTTGCAATTACAATTCAGGACTATACAACTAAAGAAATTATTACTTGGGGAGTTAAACCATTTAATAATAAACAGAGTAATGTAACTTATCATTACTGCCCAAGTGAATATGAACTTCTTAATAGTTTCATTAATTATTGGATGGTCGATGTTCCCGATGTTGTGACTGGTTGGAACATTCAGTTATATGACATTCCATATATCTGTAAAAGATTGAATCGTGTTCTTGGTGAAAAACTAATGAAACGATTTTCCAATTGGGGACTTGTAACTGAAGGTGAGATTTATATTAATGGTCGTAAGCATACAACATTTGATGTTGGTGGATTGACTCAACTTGATTACCTTGATCTTTATAAAAAATTTACATATAAAGCACAAGAATCTTATCGACTAGATTACATTGCCGAAGTAGAACTGGGTCAGAAGAAACTGGATCACTCAGAGTTTGACACTTTTAAAGATTTCTACACTAAAGGATGGCAGAAATTCGTAGAGTACAACATCAAGGATGTGGAACTTGTTGACCGACTGGAAGACAAGATGAAATTGATTGAACTTGCGTTGACAATGGCATATGACGCTAAAGTGAACTATGCTGATGTGTTCTACCAAGTTCGTATGTGGGATAACATTATCTACACATATCTCAAGAAAAGAAACATTGTCATTCCTCCAAAAAATAAAACACAGAAGGATGAAAAGTATGCTGGTGCCTATGTAAAAGAACCTGTTCCTGGAATGTATGATTGGGTTGTGAGTTTTGACTTGAACTCACTGTACCCACACTTGATTATGATGTATAACATCTCACCAGAAACTCTTTTAGAAGAAAAACATCCAACAGTTTCTGTCGATAAGATTTTGGATCAAAGTCTTAACTTTGAGATGTATAAAGATTATGCAGTATGTGCAAATGGTGCAATGTTTCTTAAAGAGGTTCGTGGGTTTCTTCCGGAACTGATGGAAAAAATTTATAATGAACGGGTAGTCTTTAAGAAGAAGATGCTTGCTGCAGAACAGGAATATGAAAAGACAAAGAACAAAGAGTTGATTAAGGAGATATCTCGCTGCAATAATATTCAGATGGCGAGAAAGATTCAATTGAACTCTGCTTATGGTGCCATTGGGAATCAGTATTTCCGTTATTACAAACTGGCAAACGCTGAAGCAATCACTCTCTCTGGTCAAGTTGCTATTCAGTGGATTATGAATAAGGTGAATTCTTATTTGAATAAAATTCTTAAAAGTGGGGATTTTGATTATGTTATTGCTTCTGATACCGACTCTCTGTATATTAATATGGGCCCTTTGGTTGAAAGTGTATTCCAAGGAAGAGAGAAAACTACTCAAGGCATTGTTTCGTTCCTTGATAAGGTCTGTTCTGTGGAATTTGAAAAGTATATTGAAAGTTCTTATCAAGAATTGGCGGACTATGTGAATGCTTATGAACAGAAGATGTTTATGAAGCGTGAATGTATTGCTGAGCGTGGTATTTGGACTGCGAAGAAGCGATATATTCTCAGTGTTTGGGATAGTGAGGGAGTTCGTTATGAGGAACCTAAATTAAAAATTAAAGGGATTGAGGCAATTAAATCTTCCACTCCTGCGCCATGTCGTAAAATGCTAAAAGATTCCTTTAAAATTTTGATGAATGGGACGGAGGATGATATAATTAATTTTATTGATAATTGTCGCCTTGAATTCAGGACACTTTCTCCAGAATCTATCTCTTTCCCACGATCAGCTTCTGATGTAACTAAATATCAATCTTCTTCCGATATTTACATCAAAGGAACTCCAATTCATGTTCGCGGAGCTCTCTTGTTTAATCATTACATAAAGAGTAATAAATTAACTAACAAATATTCTCTTATACAGAATGGAGAAAAAATTAAGTTTATCTACCTCAAAAAACCCAATATTATCCACGAGAATGTAATCTCATTTATTCAAGATTTTCCTAAAGAGCTTAATCTTGACAGATACATAGACTATGATTTACAATTTGAGAAGGCATTTTTAGAACCACTTAAAATTATTCTTGATTCTATTGGTTGGAATGTTGAAAAAACTGTAAGTTTAGAATCATTTTTTTCTTAATGGACATACCTATAACAGAAAAAGAATTTAAAATAATTATAGAGATTCTTAAAAATTCTAATCAAAAAGATCTTTATAATAAATTGTGGACTTTTAACATAAACAGGAAAAATAAATTATGGATTTCTTAAAAGATATTGTAAAAGAAATTGGTGGTGAGTATACGCAACTTGCCGCAGACATTGATGAGACTGAAAAATATGTTGACACTGGTTCGTACATTTTTAATGCACTGGTTTCAGGTAGTATATTTGGTGGTGTATCTGGGAACAAGATTACTGCTATTGCTGGAGAGTCTAGTACTGGAAAAACTTTCTTCTCGCTCGCCGTTGTTAAGAATTTTCTTGATACCAATCCCGATGGTTATTGTCTCTATTTTGATACTGAGGCTGCTATTACTAAATCACTTGTAGAATCCCGTGGAATTGATACTTCTCGCCTTGTGGTTGTTAATGTTGTTACTATTGAAGAATTTCGTGGAAAAGCATTAAAAGCAGTAGACCTATACTTAAAAAAACCTGTAGAAGAACGCAAACCTTGCATGTTTGTGCTAGACTCTTTAGGAATGCTTTCCACTGAAAAAGAAATCACTGATGCACTCAATGATAAACAAGTTCGTGATATGACTAAATCTCAACTTGTCAAAGGTGCATTCCGAATGCTCACACTTAAATTAGGTCAAGCAAATGTTCCACTCCTTGTCACAAATCATACATACGATGTCATCGGAGCTTATGTACCAACGAAAGAAATGGGGGGAGGTTCTGGACTCAAATACGCAGCAAGTACGATCATTTATCTCAGCAAAAAGAAAGAAAAGGATGGAACAGAAGTGGTCGGCAATATTATCAAAGCTAAGACTGCTAAATCGCGTTTGAGTAAGGAGAATAAAGATGTTGAGATCCGTCTGTATTATGATGAGCGCGGCCTTGATCGTTACTATGGTCTTCTGGAACTTGGTGAGATTGGTGGACTCTGGAAGAATGTAGCAGGACGCTATGAAATTGATGGTAAGAAAATTTATGCTAAACAGATTCTAAAAGAACCTGAAGTATACTTCACAGAAGAAGTAATGGAACAATTAGACCAAATCGCACGAAAGGAATTTAGTTATGGAGAAAGTTGAGTTTCTAATTCTTAGAAACCTTTTATACAATGAACAATACATTAGGAAAGTAATTCCTTTTATTAAATCTGAATATTTTGAAGACCTTAATCAAAAAATTATATTTGAAGAAATTCAGTCTTTTGTACAACAATACAATCAACCAACAACTAAAGAGGTTCTTTGTATCGAGATAGAAAAAAGAACAGACATTAATGAACAGTCTTTTAAGGAAATTGTGCAAGTAATTTCTTGTTTGGATGATGTGCCTGTTGAGTTTGATTGGTTAGTTAATACCACTGAAAAATGGTGTCGTGATCGTGCCATTTATTTGGCACTTATGGAATCAATTCATATTACAGACGGTAAAGATGAAAAGAAAAATCGTGACAGTATTCCTTCTATTCTTTCTGATGCTCTTGCTGTAAGTTTTGATACTCATATCGGACATGATTATCTACAAGACTATGAACAAAGATACGAATCATATCATAAAAAGGAGGATAAAATTGAATTTGATCTCGAATACTTTAATAAAATCACGAAAGGTGGTCTCCCTAACAAAACTCTTAACATCGCTCTTGCTGGTACGGGCGTCGGGAAGTCTTTATTCATGTGCCATATGGCTAGCTCCGTCTTGCTCCAGGGACGGAACGTTCTGTACATTACGCTGGAAATGGCAGAAGAACGCATTGCTGAAAGAATTGACGCAAACCTCCTGAATGTTCCTATTCAGGATATTGTAGATCTACCAAAGCAAATGTTTGAGAATAAGGTTACAAACCTTGCAAAGAAAACTCAAGGTACTTTAATCATTAAAGAGTATCCAACTGCTTCTGCACACTCTGGACATTTTAAGTCTCTTCTGAATGAACTTGCTCTTAAGAAATCGTTCAAACCAGATATTATCTTTATTGATTATCTAAACATTTGTTCATCTTCAAGGTATAAGGGTAATAGTAATATCAACTCTTATACTTTTGTAAAAGCAATTGCAGAAGAACTTCGTGGTCTTGCTGTGGAATTTAATGTTCCCATTGTAAGTGCTACTCAGACTACTCGTTCTGGTTATGGTTCTTCTGATGTGGAACTAACAGATACTTCTGAGTCTTTCGGTCTCCCTGCAACTGCTGACTTGATGTTTGCGTTAATTTCTACAGAAGAACTTGAAGGTCTTGGTCAAATTCTTGTGAAACAACTTAAGAATCGTTATAATGATCCAACAATTCATAAGCGTTTTGTTGTTGGTATTGATCGTGCCAAGATGAGACTTTATGATTGTGAACAATCTGCTCAGCAAGATATTCTTGACAACGGAAAGGATGAAGAGTATGATTATGAAGAAAAGAAACCTAAAAAATCATTTGAGGGATTTAAATTCTGATGACTATTGATCTTAATAAGTATGTCGAGTTCGTTAATACCACTACTTCTAATCCTAGTAAAGACCACGCATCTTTCATCAACAGTCTTATGGAACTAAGGGAACAGGAGTTTCCTACCGAAAGACTGCTTACTGCTGCTGTAGGAATGTCTGCCGAAGCAGGTGAATTTACTGAAATTGTAAAGAAGATTGTCTTTCAAGGTAAACCTGTAAATCAAGAAAACTTGTTTCACTTGAAGCGTGAACTTGGGGACATTATGTGGTATGTTTCTCAGGCATGTATTGGACTTGATATTTCTCTTGAAGAAGTTATTCAAATGAACTTTGAGAAATTAAATGCTCGTTATCCTGAAGGTGCTTTCAGTATTGAGCGTTCTGAAAATCGTAAAAATGGAGATCTATGACTAAAGAAAAACAAGTAACAATTAAAATGGATGCTCGTGCAGCAGCAGCAGTTCGTCAAGTTTTGTTTGATGCACAAAAAGGATATACTTATGATGAAGTGAGTGTTCCTCCGCGTGTAATTGATATTCGTGAAGTAATTCAACAACTTGACGATAATATTGGTGCTGTTCTTGGTATTTGATCCTTCGGGGTCTTTTTTTATAAATAAATATACAGAATTACTAAAAACTTTCAAATGGATTCTAAAGAACTTAGAGGTTTGTGTGAAGCATATAGTGCAATTTATGATGAAGATCTTAGAGATGAGTTGGAAGAAATGTCAGATGAGTTTGCTGGCATTGAAGATCTTACTGACGAAGAAATTGATACAATTGTAGAAGAAACAATTGATGAAATGCTTGAAGAAGGATATGATTTTGATGAAGTGGAAGAAATCTTTGAAGAAGTTCTTTCGGAAGCAAGAGTTGATATGAGTGCTCGTGCTGCGGCAAGAAAGCAGTATGCACAATCTTCAGAAAAAGCGGCAAGTCAAGCAAGAAAGGCAGGCGCATCTGTAGTCAGAAAGGAAAAGAGAGCAGAAAAAATTGCTAAAGTAAAAGGTGCTGTTAAGTCTGCACTTGGAAAAGCAAAGTCTGCTGGTAAAGCAGCAGTTGCAAAAGCAAAGGAAGCTGGAAAAGAAGCAAAGTTCCGTGCTGTTGATAGACCAGCAGCTGCATATGCAACAAAGAGAGGTCTTCACCCTGCTGCAGGAATGGCTGCAAGATCGAAGGATCCTGAAAAGAGAAGAGGACTGAGAGCAAAAGTTGCTGCTGATATTAAAGGTAGAATTAAGAAGAAAATCGCTCAAGCGCAAGTAGGTGCTTATAGTGCTGCAAGAAAAGCAGGACAAGCAGCATCTGATGTTGCTGGAAAAGCAAAGCAAAGTGCTAAGTACACTGCAGCAAGAACAAAGAGAGGTGTTAAAAAAGCAGTAGGAGCAGCTGCATCTGGAGTTGCTTCTGGTGCTTCAAAACTTGCTTCAAGAATGGCAACTGAAGAAGTTGATGTATTTGATACAACTCTTGCCGAATTGATGGAGCAAGGTAACACTAGAGAAGAAGCATTGAAAATTATGGTTACTGAAACTATCTGATAAATAAATCGGAAGGTTGCTTTAACCCCTTGACTTTTTAGTTGAGGGGTTTTATAATGTCTAAACTTGGGGAATTAGCTCAGTCTGGTAGAGCGCCTGCTTTGCAAGCAGGATGTCAGGAGTTCGAGTCTCCTATTCTCCATAAATATAAAAGCAGAAAAAAATAAATAAAAGTATAAAAATAAACAATATGAAGAGTTTCTTCCAATTTTTATCAGAAGCAACGCAATCGCAAGCATCTATGCAGGCGAAAAAACTTGGATTGCGTGGAGATGGTCATGGTGGATGGGTAGATAGATCTGGCAAAACAGTTGCAAGAACAGAAGAAGGGAAACTTAAATTCACTGATGGTAGACCGACAAAGGGAGAAAAGCAACCAGTAAATAAACAAGCAAAAACTCAATTACCTCAAGCAACTCAAGCAACACAAGCACCTGCACCACAACCTCAAGCGGTATCAGGACAAGCACCAGAAGAGCAACCTGAAGAAGAACTATCACCACTTACTATTGTTTTTGGTCGCTTTAACCCACCAACAATTGGTCATGATAAACTTCTTAAGTCGGCAAAGAGGATTTCTGTTGGTGGAGATATTAAGATTTATCCTTCAAGAACTCAAGATCCAAAGAAAAATCCACTAGATCCTGATATCAAAATTTCTTACATGAAAAAAATGTTCCCAGATTTTGAGGAGAACATTATTAATGACCCATATATGAGAACAATCTTTGATGTTCTTGTTGCAGCACAAGAAGAAGGATATACTAGTGTGAATATTGTTGTGGGTTCTGATCGTCAGGCAGAATTTGAAAACCTTGCCCAAAAATATAATGGAGAACTATATAATTTTGATTTAATTCGAGTTGTATCTGCTGGAGTAAGAGATGCTGATGCAGAAGGTATCGAGGGAATGTCTGCATCTAAAATGAGAAAAGCAGTATTAGATAATGATTTTAATTCTTTCCGTAGAGGAACACCAAAAACATTAGATGATGGAGAAACACAAACACTTTTTGATGCTGTTCGACAGGGAATGAAAGTTAAGAAATCTAAGGTTAAAAAGGAAAGTTATTCTCTATGGGATATTGCCCCTAAGTATGATATGAAAAATCTTCGTGAAAATTATGTAAAGGGAAAAATATTTAAAATAGGCGATAAAATTCAAAATTTAAATACAGGATTAATTGGTGAAGTAATGCGTAGAGGAACTAATCATTTGATATGTGTGACGGAAGAAGGATATATGTTTAAATCTTGGATCAAAGATTTGATGGAATATTCTGAAGTAGAAATGAATAGTCCAATGAGAGATAAAGTACATCCAAATACTCTTGTTGGAACTCTTGGTGCATTTAAACACTATGCAAAAATGACTCCAGGATCGGTTGGAACTAATAAACAATATCTCCAATTTGGAGGAAAGTCATATGGAACCAATTTCA